CTCATCAACAGTTGAGGCTAAGTTGCTAGCTTTCTTCTGTGGAACTGCGCTTGCTTTTACCACAGGCTTGCGCTTCTCAGGCTCATCCACATCGTCGTCAGTTTCTACCTCAACCGATCCAACCTTGGCTTTAGGAGTTGGCTTTGCACCTTCAAGTTGTAGTGGCTTCTCTGTTGTTTTAGCTACCGTCATGGTAATGGCTTGCTTAGCGCTTGCAGATTGACCTTTCTCAACAACAATATCGTACTCGTCATCTTCTAACCAACGAACAGGTTGAAAGAACAACTTAGGTACTGCGGCTTTGGTATCAAAACGCAGGCGAGTTATAAGTTGTTCAGGACTAACACTTTGCGCCGCAAGGTATCTTGCGTAGGCTTGTAGTGGTCGTTTATCACCCTCTTCTTTACCAAAAATTGACGTAGCGGCTAGGGTTAACTGCATTACATCACCACTAATGTCGTTGGCAAGAACTACTGCAAGGCGTTGGGAGAAACGGCAAGCCTTGGACTCGCCCTGACCTGAACCCTTAACATTCATTGGGCATGAGGCACAATCACTAGCCTGTGGATTATCTGCCGTTGCATCAGGCTTATCACCATCAGCAGACCAACAATCAGGCGCTTTGGATACGCCTTCTTCGTACGCACCTTCGTAATAGGTACGGCTGATTTTAGATGCGGCATTAACAATAACTACATCAAGATTACGATCGTCAATTGACGTAATCTCTTTACCATCTGACATCAAACGGAATACACCGCCCTTGATTGAGATGCGTTTACCGCCGCTACCTATTCCGCCACCTGCGAGGCTTTTAGCGAGGGTTGAGAGTTCGCCTTTGCGAGCAAAAGCGGGTGTTTGTGCAGGATTAAATTTGGCAATTTCGCCCATGGTACTACTCCTTCATTTAGTTGGTTTACGAACAGTTACTGCATACTCAGACATCGAGTTAAGCCCAGCGGGTACTACACCGGGATTTTCTTCTAAAAACATAGACATGTTCTTCTGCGCTATGCGCTTCTCAAACAAATCTAATGCGTCGTGCTGTACAACAAACTGCTTGAATGAATCCCAGTCGTCTGTGTAGTAGCGCGTCTTCTGTGACAAGATGATGGTGCCTTCAGCAGTTCTTACTGAGTTGGTACCAAGCGCCATCATTTGATCCTTCATGGCGTTTTTTATTTCATCTTGTTTTGCTTTAAGTTCTTCAATCTGACTTTCATATTCTTTTGTCAGTTCTTGAACCTTTGTATACATCTTACGATATACACGTGCTAGTTTGTCTAGCGGTATTATTTCTTCGTTTGGCATTTTATATGCTCCTTTGTAAAATATTTTACACCTAAAAAGACGGGTGTTCAACCCGATATAGGGTTTTTCCTAGGAACTTAGTTCCTCCCTATACAGGCTTAGCAAGAGATCATGCCCTTCAACACGTTTCTCTAGGCGATCAAACATCCGCTTTTCTATTTCACTACCTTGCAAGTGTATCACCGTTACATTCGTAGAAGTTTGCCCAATACGATCTGCACGTGCAATACATTGCAAGTATGTTTCTACAGACATAACTGGTCCATAGAAGACAACAGTATCCGCCGCAGTTAATGTTACACCATGTGATGCGGCTTGTGGTTGAATTACTAAAACTTTTGGTGCATCAGTTGTTTGAAAACGTTTAAATATGTCAGTACGTTTATTTACAGTTACGTCACCATGAATCACTTCACTTGCAATGTTGTGTTTCAGCAAGTGGTTGTGTATTGTTTCAATGCTATGCCTAAATGGTGCAAAGATAATAACTTTACGGCTTGTTTCTTCTAGCACCTCAAGCAACACACTCAAGCGTGGTGAGCAGTCAAACTCAACAACTTCATGGTCATCAGTATATGCGGCGCCTGCACTTATCTGCAACAGTTTGCTAACACCTGCGGCGGCATTTACTGCGGTAATTGTTTCACCTGCCGTCTGTACTAGCATGCGATCCTTAAGCATGCGGTAGTACTTAATTTGCTGTGGGGTGAGGGGCACGTTACGTGTTTCGGTAAGCACAGGCGGTAGATCGGTGCACTCTTCTTTTGTATAACGTATTGCAGGCTGTAGTGAGTTGTATACCTCCTGTTGTGCAGAGGGCTTTGGTACCCACTTAAACTTGCTAACTTTGTGCATTACTTTATCTTGCCATGCTGTAAGGAACTTGGGTACACCGTTAGGGTTTACTAACTTAGCTAAGCCATAAGCATCAACAGGCGACTGTGCCGCAGGGGTTCCTGTCATCATCCAAAGCATGGTGTCGGGCTTAAGTATTTTGTTAAGCGCTTTCCATCGTTTAGTTGTTGGGTTTTTGTATGCGTTTGCTTCGTCTACGATAACCAAATCAAACTTGCCATTGGCAACAACTTCTTCAGCAATTAGGTTTAAGCCATCATAATTAACTATAACAAATTCGTAATCACCTTGAACCATTTCAATACGTCGTAGTGCTTGTGTATGATGCGCCGCTATTACCGAGCGATGAATAATACTTTTACCAATACTACTTATCCAAGCGTCGTGCATGATAGACAGCGGACATAAAACTAAGCATCTACGCACTTGCTTTAACTTCATTAAATAATCGGCAGCCCATAACGCAGAAAACGTTTTGCCTGTGCCGGGGTCATTGAACACAAACGCTCTGCGATTCATTGTAAGAAACGATGACGTCTCGATCTGATGCGCAAATGGTTTGTGCCGACCGGGCCAACTATATTTAGCAGTAATGGGTGATGGTGGGTTCTTAACACCTAGGTTGCGAAGCACCCGCATTTCATCTAGCCCCCAGTACACAGCAACTTCGTATATGCCGTTGTCTTCGCTTACCACTTTGCTTCTTGGTATCACGCTGTACTTGTCGGGACTACGTGTCTTAAATAACAGCGCTTTGTTTTCTATGATTTGCATTATTCAATAATCCTATATACCTTCATGTATGGGTCAGTTAACGCATGCTTTTCTATCTTTTTAACGTTATCCAACCGCACAAACGCAATACGCCAAAAATCATCTAAATCAAGTAGTTGATCTTCAGTAACCCACGTGTCTTGCCAACGTATTATCCACATGTCTATAAGCGTTGATATAGATACGTTAAATGCTTCGTGATCTAAATCTTTGTTAGTTACTTTAATTGTTCCGTCTTTTGGCATTGATGCGCCTGTATTTATATGCGTTGCTTGTAAAACCATTTTTGCTTCTGCTTTTAACTTATCAAGTTCTTTTGCGTACTGTTCGTCTGTGATCCCCATGGCTACTCGCTTTCTACATGATGCTCGCTCTTAATATTTATAAGACGTTCTGCAAGTCCTTCTTCTTTTGTAAACTTCTTCATGTGTAGCGTATCGGATGTATAACATTTGCCGTCCTTGGGTCTGTACAACGAACCAGTAACAGCGTCCATCAACAAGGGTTTTTTATGCTCATCTGTAAGAATGTGTACTGCCACAAGAACTCTTTCTGTACCGCTAATGTCACCAAGATATAAATCTTTACCTTCTGTCCATTTTCTTTTTGAAGCTTTCTTGTTACCACTTGTTGGGAAACAACTGCTTACCTGTGCGCAATAATAGTTTATTGACTTGCGTATACCGTGTGTGTTTTCAAATTTCATTTTATTGACCCATCTGCCTTTCGTTTGTATGATCTATTTTTACTTGCGGGCACTGCTTTTAAGTTACCACGTACTGTTGTGCCACCTTTGCTCAAGGGTGTTTTGTGATCAACGTCTTTGCCATCACCCTTGTGTACTACACCTTCACGCATAAGCATGCGTCGTGCTTTGTTACGTTGGGCACGTTTCTTCTTGACCATCTCTGTGCCATCGTATGTTGCGTATTCTTTTTTGTAATCTCTTTTTGTTGCCATGATTCTCTCCTAATGTTTGGGGTTAAACTCACAACTTTTAACTGGACACCAACCGCATAGTGGTGTGCTCGTGGGATTCCACAAGTCATTGTCGTACGAAGCGGCTAACTTGGCTACCCTCTCCCGATACCTCCACCAATGAAACTCTTTCTCCTCTACGGTCATCGTTTGTGTAACCATCGAGTTCTTCACAACAAAGAGTAGGGCAGAATTAACTTGGCGTATGTGGGGGAAGTGGGCAAACACCATCAAAGACATAAGCGTTAGTTGATCTCGGTCGGGGTACTTGTCGTTGCCTGTCTTGTAGTCCACAACCTTAGCCTTGAGCCCGTCGTCATCAATGATTAATAGATCAGCTATGCCACGTACCCACACGTCTGCGTGATCAAAAGCACATGGTGTTAAATTTTCTCTTAAACCCATTTCATACTCAGTAAGTTTGCGCCCTGTCTTCTTAAGTAGTGCGTCTAGCGTTGGCTTCACGAACTCATGCTCAGGGGGTAGGGGTGTACCGTCCTTGATATACAGTTCAGCAGACTCGTGCACTTGTTTGCCGTAGATGGTGTGAACTGTGTCGGTGAACGGGTAGTTCTTGAGTACCTTAATCTCATGGTAACGTCTTGCACAGCCCTCGAAATCTTTGAGCCCTGAGTGGCTCCATTTAATTTTGGTCATTAGAACTTTGCAGTCTTGATGGCTTGGTCAAGCCGTTGGGAAAAGGCATTCACAAACTTCTCGTTATAGCTCAAGCTATTCTTCATGTCGTGCAGTATGGCGTGGGTAAGCTCATGCCAAAAGGTTTCGCTCCGCTCGTCTTTGTCATACCTGTTGCCACGCACATCTTTCTTGGCTACGTCAATACTGTTGTCTGCTCTATCAAAGCAACCTCTGCATGCTTGTTTGTTTACCCGTAGTGATTCGGGTTGGTCAATCTTTATCTTGGTCTTGCCAATTGTTACTTGTTTTGGTATCTTCACTTCGCTTCTCCGTATCGTTTGTTACAACCTGTTTCCGCATCAAGCGGTATCCCTTTCATGTATGATGGGTCTGCCACCATTTGCTCTAGCACCCATGCCTCAGCTTCTTTGGCTTCGTTCTCAGGCACCAACACTACAACTTCATCGTGAACGGTTAATACGCAGGAATACCTCTTTTGTATCCTGAGCATGCCGTCCGTCATCACACACCGAGCAACTGCTTGCACAATGTTTTCTACTACCTTACCGCCGTACAACTTCTTTTTATCGGCGCCATAATGCCATTGAACACGACCTTTTTCATCGGTAGTGCCAGTTAAATTAGGGTATCGTAATGACAACCCACTTGGTAATATTATGCTTTCTTTAGAAAATGTCAAGCACTTGTAGGTGTGCTCGTTACCCTCAGACAAACTATGCTTGATCAGCCCCCCGCATAAATCCCACAAGCTGACAACAGATTGTGCTTTGCTACGATAGATGTCAATAATTTTCTTTGACGCTAGTGCGTGGATTAGTAGTTCTTTTTCTTCACACGTGTGCGGTATGTTAGCTAGCATCTCCATGTTATGCTCCCAACTAACAAAGCTGTTCACGTCTTCTGTACTTACGCCCAACTGCTTGGCAAACGCTTTGTCGTACATGGTAGGTGGCGCACCTAGGAAACCAGTAAGTAGTTGTGCAGAGAAATTAGCCCAACCCATGC